TCATTTCAAATGTGAAATCCCGTAGGTCGACCTGATCTGAAGTTCCTTCCCCGGCGACTCTGACGAGATCAACTTCAATGCATTCTCGGCATTGGCCGCAGCGCGTGCGTAACTGTCGTCGTAACTACCTCGGCGATCCAACAGTTCCTTGATGACCCTGTAGCTGCTGCTATCGGACTTGAAACAGTGCGCGAGCTTGAATGTCTCGGCATTTGCGACGACGCTGAAGTCACTTTCATGCGCATCACACGCCCCGATCTGCGACAACGCGGCTTCAAGAGACACGACAGTTCTTGTTCCACTTCGAACCTTTTCAACCTCGGCCAAGAACTCCGCGTCTGACAGCTGACCAAACATCATCAACGCGTCGTCCTCGAGTTCACCTGCACGGGGCCCGCTCCGCGCTGCAACCCATGTTCGTATCACATCGGTAGCAAACTCAGGGTGGCCATGAGCTCTGAGAACAGCTGCAAAGGCCTCTACGTTCTTCGGGATTTCTCTATCCACGACTCCTGGCCACGCAGCAATCATCCCCTGGATTAGTTCGTCATCGTCGGCCGCAAGATCGTTTCGATAGCGCCGCCACGCCGCCGAGTACTTCTCGCGCCTTTCGTCCACCCGAGCCTCACCGTCCCAGGTCTCCACAGCTGAGCGAAGCGCATCTACTGGGAAGCCAGATCTAATGCAGTCGATCAAGACTCTAGTCAGAACATCGCCACCATCAATGTCAAACCGGCTAATTCGGTCAGCAAGAATCGCGTCTTCGGCTGAAAGCTTGCTTCCATCCTTCCCAAGGTTAAGGCGATCTAAAGCGAGAGACATGGGCGACGTGCGCAGTAGAAACTCAACAGAGGGTGCTCCCAAGCCCTTTCCGCAATGACAGTAGACAATGAAAACAACCTCACGAGCTAATTTCCTGACAGTGGCCGCATGAACCTCGCCCAGTTCAGCAAACACGAGGTACAGACTACGCGCCACTCTTCTAATTACTCTAACGTTCCTAATCTCGAGTTCGATCAATGCTTCCGAGGCATGCTTATGCCACCTCTGCAACTGATCCATGGCTCCCAATGCAACGCCGACAGCAACCTGTGGCGATGGATCATAGTAGACCTCTGCGGCGAAGACCTTTTCCCGCTGACTGTCCCATTCATTCTTATCATCTCCAACCAAGACGCCGGAGTTGAGAATTACACATACTCGGCATCGACGCTGCTCTTCGAGATGCGAGACGAGCCCAAGAACATCTCGTAAAGACAAATTCCTTCCGCGTCGTTCGACGTCGTCGATGCAGATAAGCCGGTCGCGCACGAAGTAGAAGGCTAGTGATTGCGCGGCGGCTGCCAGTTGCGTCCCGCCACCAAATCTAGCTGGAATTAGAGGAGCACTCTTAGTCAGCGCGGCCCACAGCTCGCGCAATTTTACGCGCAGAGACCATCGGACGTTCTGCTGATCTTGTACCGCAAGTGATATCTGCGCCTTCATGGCGTCGAGGGAGTCCACTCCAAAAAGTGAAACGTAGGTACTGTTGACGCCGGAGCTCTTAACAACCTTTCTCCACAGATGTGTTTTCCCCACCCCCCATGGACCGTGCAAACAGAGCGCACCTCCGCCAACACTTTTTACGAAATTCTCTAGATTAACTTCGACCTTCATTCCCGCCCCTTCATATATACAACCGACTACGATCGCACCACCCCTCGGGTTTCTGAAAGACTATCACTGGTTTGGCGAAGACCGCCGATGGTCCGCAACCATCACCCTCACTGGGGTGCAGGCGAGAACGACCCTTCGCTCGTCAATGCGGCGACGGGTATGAGGATCGAGGTTCGACCTAATCCGGCCTGCCCTACCCCATCCAACCGAACGGGGGCGCGGTGTGCAGCGTGGCCAGCCTATTGGCGCGCACCGCCTCGCGATACGCCGTAATGCTGCCCACGTCCTTGCGCAAGCGGTCCTCGTGCCTGACCACCCACAACTCAGCGCCGGCACGGCCTTGCTCGCAGCTGCTGCAGCGCCGCCATGGCCCGCCCGGCCCATGCCGGTGCCGGTGCCGGTGCCGGTCCAGCGTCGCCACCCAACTCCCGTCGTCCACGCGCTGCGACAGCACGACCACCCACACACCCGCATAAGCGATCACCGTCAGGGGATCACCTGGGCGACTGGCGGAGCGTGGCATCCAGCGGAAGTCAGCGGGCAGGGGCATTGCCGGCAGCATACGGCTGGCTGTCGCAAAGCCTGCAACAAGGGCGCGGGGCCAGGCGTGAGCGCGTGCGCCCGCGGGGATGCCGATGGCCCCTCTTCGCGCGATAGATTGCAATTTTTGAGGTGACCACGGGAAATAGGTAACAAAGGTAATCAGGCAGCAGGATGGCGCCAATTATTGTTTAGAATCAATGCTTTATATGATCTATCTAAAGGTAACAATAGGGTAACCATCGAGTAACCAGATTACCTTTTAGACAGGTAACCTCTGCGGAGGAAAAAGCCCTTATGAATCAATGACATTACTTCTCGGGCAGCAAGAAATTACCTCCTATCACTCGAAAAGGTAACCTCACTTTATCGTTTTTAATCAATTACTTATGATTGCCTTGAGCGAGTGTGTTACCTGGTTACCTCGTTCCCGTGGTCACATGAAAAATTGGGACTGTCGAGGGCTGGCCCGGGAACCCCCGCAGTCACGCTCACAGGCGGCCCGTTCGCGCAGGGAACCGCAGGGTTAACGGGTGCCGGCGAGTCCCGGAGAACGCCATGCAGGGCCGGGGCTGCGCCGTGCTGCAGGTAGTGCAGAAAAAGCACCCCATGAAGTGCGCAGGCGTGGCGGGGAGACGAGTGCGCGCAGCCGTCCGGCAATGACGGCTGCCTGAACAAAACTTCGGCATCGGCTCTAGCGCGCATCAATTGCAATTTGTTGCAGAGCAATTCGGGTGAGTCATCTAGACAATCGCGTCCTACCGATGCCCTCCCGCCACTCGAAGAGAGTTTCCCCATGCTTACCCGCACGCAACTTTGTCTCGCAATTTGCCTTGGAATTGCCTCCTATCCGACGAATGCAGAGAATTCGACACGCGCCATAGGCGACGACTACACGGTTTCCCCGGGCGAAACCCCGAAGCTGTGGATCGTCAGTGGAGGTTCGCTCACCATGCTTCCGGGCGCGGCATCCCTGTCGGTTGCCCTGTCGAGCAATGCCGTCCTTGACGCGACGGATGCGACCATCAACAGCAACGGCATTAGGCCGGGTATAAAGCTGGCCCAAAGCACGGCGAACGTCGTCAACACCAAGATCACCGGCTTGACCGGTATAGAGGCTGTTGGAAGCGCTGTCTTCCTGACTGAGTCAACCGTAACGGGTACCAACTACGGTGTAGCCAGCTATGTAAACAGCACAACCCAAATCTCGGGTTCCACGGTTGAATCCACGGGCGTCGACATGTCAGGAGCAACCCCATACGCGGCACTGCTTACGACTGGCGGCGATACCGTGGAGGTCCGTGACGGCTCCCAGCTTATCGGCGCCACGCACGCTGTTGCTATGGCCGTTTCGAGCGTGTCCCCGCGTCCTTCCAGAACTGACCTGGTCATCGATAACTCTCACCTGCAAAGCGGTGTGGGAGCGGCGATCAGCATCGCTGCTCCCATCGACCCAGCCACGTCGCTGAAGCGTTTCGCGGCAGATATCGTGATCAGAAATGGCTCAACAGTTCAGGCGGGCACTGGCGTGCTGCTTGAAACTACCTGGCCTGCCGATGTCAACCTTACAGTGGACGCAAGCGACATTGCGGGAGATATTAACAATGGTCTTGACTCGGCCACGCGAGTCCGGTTGGAAAATGGCGCTCGGCTGACCGGCGCGATGACGAACGTCACGGCCCTGTCGCTGGACAGTGCAGAGTGGGTGCTCACGGAGGATTCCACGGTTGGCTCTCTGGATATGGGGAATGGACACATCACGTTCCAAGATCCCAACGCCGGCGTTCATAGCACCCTGACCGTTAGCGGCGACTTCATCGGCGGTGGTGGGACGATCCACTTCAATACCGCCTTGGAAGGGGACGACTCGGCAACGGATAAGCTCATCGTTGCTGGCGACACGTCTGGCCACACCAACGTGCGCGTCAGCAATGTTGGCGGAGCTGGCGCCCTCACCGCCCAAGGTGTGGAGATTGTGGCTGTGGGCGGAAACTCGAGCGGTGAGTTTGATCTGCAGGGTCGTGCTATCGGCGGGCAGTACGAATACTTCCTGATGAAGGATGGTAGCAACTGGTATCTGCGCTCCCAGGCCCCTGGCCCTCTGGATCCGTGCGAGGCCGACCCGGGTCTGCCTGAGTGCGGTACTACGCACCCGCCGGTTGATCCGGTTGATCCGGTTGATCCGGTTGATCCGGTTGATCCGGTTGATCCGGTTGATCCGATTGATCCGATTGATCCGGTTGATCCGATTGATCCCGTCCGACCTCCGGTCGTGCCACCTGTTGTACCCATCCTGCGCCCTGAGCCAGGCGCGTATCTCGCCAACGTGGTCGCCTCTCTGGGAATGTTCCGCAGCGGCTATCACGAACGTGACGGGGCCCAGGACGGCGCCGGTGCCTGGGCGCGCATAGAGGGCTCACGCCGGGGCTACGACAGCTGGGGTGGCCAGCTCGATGTTACGGGAAACAGTCAAGTGTTCACCGTTGGCACCGACGTGTTGCGTTCCGACAGGGGCGCGGCGGGCATTATGTTGTCGCGTGGTAGTGCAACAAGCACCTCTCGGAGCAACGTCACGAACTACTTCGCTCGAGGCAAGGTCAACGGAATTGCAGCCGGCGTTTACGGCACGCTTCGCTTCGGAAATAGCGACGATGCGGTCGCAGGCGGCTACGTTGATGGCACCTTGCAACGAGCAAACTTCCGCAATCGAGTGGAAGGGCTCGCGCTCGACGCCGAGCGCTACAGCACTCGCATGTGGCAAGGCACAATCGAAGCGGGCTACGGGTTTGGATGGGAAGCCGATGGCGGCACCAACATCTACGTCGAGCCGCAGGTCCAGATCGGCTATAGCCGGTGGGATAGCTACCGCCACACCGAAACCAACGGTACCGTCGTCTCTGCGGATCGCACCGATGGAATGTTCGGTCGAGTTGGCCTGCGTGTCTCCAGCCTGAGGCGTTCGAACCGGAGCGCTACAGAAGTAAAGCCCTTCGTCTCGTTGAACTGGCTTCACAATCCAGCAAGCACCCTGATCGGCATGGATGGAGAGGCGATCAGTGCCCGCATCCCACAAAATCATGCCGAACTCGGCGCTGGCGCATCGCTGAAATTCGCCAACGGTATCGGCGTGTGGGGAAGCGTCTCACGACAGCAAAGCGGTCGGTTCCATCAGACGTCCGCCCAGATTGGACTTAACTACGCCTGGTGACTACTCGCGTTGGGGCAGGACAACTCCTGCCCCAACGTGATCTTTGGATGCTTGCCACGGGCAACGCCCCACCGTTTTCCTTTGCTATCTGAGGTCGAGTATGAAGAACCAGCTACGAACCCGCATAATACTGGCTGATGACCACCCCGTTGTCCGCGCCACGACGCGAGCGGTACTTGAGCGCGATCCAAGCATGGAGGTCGTTGCCGAGGCGGGAACGCTGGACGAAATGTTCACTCTGCTGCTGCAGCACCAGTGTGACATCGTGGTCCTTTGCCTGCAGCTGAGCGGCGAGCGCCGGACCTCGGGCGTTGTAGCCGTCGCGGCGCTTCGGCGTGAGTTTCCCAACGTCAAGATTATCGCCTATCCCGACTCATACTCCGCGCAAACGACCCGCATCGCAATCAGTCTCGGCGCGCTAGGCATCGTCGCCAAGCACGAGGCCACCGAGCACCTCACGCGGGCCGTACATGCGGTGCGACAGGGACTGCACTTTGTAAGCAGCGGAATTCATCGAACAGTTGCGGGACAGCTCAAGGGCCGGCGCCTGTCACTAGATGAAGAGCTCCTCTTGCAGCTGCTAGCTGATGGCAATCCATTGGAAGATGTAGCCCACATTTTGCAAATATCTACCACCGATGCGTCGTCGCGCGAGCAGATGGCCATGAATAAGCTGGGCATCCAAACGCGCGATGACCTGTATAACTTCCTTGCTTCGTGGCGGTTCGACGGCAATCCTGCGGCCTCCGAGGCTTCCGGCCTACCCCAGCCCTGAGGCATCGAAGACCACCGGCCAAGGGCACCAAGCGAACTCTATGCTGCCCCTGGCAATGCAAATGGATCGAACCTAATTGTCTCGTAGCCGACCCATTCATTGATTGCCGCCAAGCGCGTCTGCAGGGGGGCAAGCTCCATCGCCGCCCACACCGCCGCTGCGTCCCGGATCGAGCCAAAGCCGCCGCTGTTCTGGGGCACGATGCCCAGCAGCTGCGGTGGTACACGTAGCGCGGCCAGCATGTCGTCACGGGTAACGCCCTTTATGCCGGTGAACTCGTCCCTGGCCGCTACCTCGCTGACAGGGATCACCTGCAGGCCGTCCTTCTTCCCATTGGGCGAGTGCACAAACAGGTTCTTGAAATTGCCAGGTCCACGCGATTGCCGCAGCGCATCGCGCAGCGCGTCCACATCCGTGCCCTCCGCCTGGGCGTCCGTCAGGTAGAGGATGTAGCCGGCGTGCGATCCATTGTTGTAATACTTCCGGTGGAACAGCGTGGCCGATTCGTTGAGCAGCGCGGCCTGCACGGCCGGCATCCATTCCGGCAGACCGTAGATTTCCTGATCGGCATCGGCCTCCCGCAGCTGGAACACCTCACCGGCCGGAAACTCATGCTCCACCCGCCCGGCGCGCACCTGAAAGAACTCACCGGGCTGCACCCCACGGCGCACGTACTGCGCCAGCGGCACCGCCAGGCTGTGTGCGGCACCTGACATGGCGCGGCGACGCTCGACATACGCCATGCCGAAGGTGGTGTAGTCCAGCGCCAGCTGCGAGAACGCCTCGCGGCTCAGCAGCCGGTGCGGTCGGAACGTGCGCACCAGCATGTTGCGTTTGAACGTCAGGCCGCTGTGCAGGTACGGGTTGGAGCGCGTGGTGCGCGACAACCCTTGAAGATCCACCGGCGGCTCGAAGTAGCGGCCATTGCGCCAGCATTCGAGGTAGTCAAGGAAGCCACGCGATTCCAGCACCGGGCTGGCCTCGCCAAAGGTGAAAGCCTCGATACTCGCCGGCGGCGCGCTGGGTGCGCCGTGGTCAGTGTCGGTCATCAGAAAATCTCCATGGTGCCGCGCGCAGCCTGTCCGCCTTCCAGCGGTTCATTCTGCAGCGCGTGCATGAGTGCCCAGGCCAAGTCGGCATGGCCAGTGGTACGCGAGCGCCCTGCGGTATACGTCACCTGGCGCCCGCTCGGGGTGATGGTTTTCTGGATCGCCAGCAACGATTGCGTGAGGTCGGTCCAGCCGGCGTCGTACTGCAGCCGTTCGTCATTGATAACGTCGTAGGCTTTCAGCACCAGCCACGTTTTCACCTCTGGCGAGTAGTTGAAGACGGTCACGCCGGGGAAGAACTGGCGCACCAGCTGTGCGACGCCGGTGCCCATGCCGGTCGCGTCCACGCCGATGTAGGTCACCCAATAGCGCTTGGTGATCTGCTCGATGAACGCGGCCTGGTCCTTGAACTCCATGCCCTTGAACTGGTGCCGTTCCAGCACGCGGAACTTGCCCCCGGGCACCAGCGGCGGGGCGACCACCACAATGCCCGCGCTGTCGCCGGTCTCGGCCGGGTCGTAGCCGATCCACACAGCGCGGTCGCCGTAGGGACGGACGGCAAACGGCTTGTAGTCGTCCGCCCACTCGACCCAGCTATCGACCTGGCAGGGCTGCAGCATGGTGAGCGGGAACACGCTGGCGCTGTCATCCACGAACTCGCACATCAGCAGATTGGCGAATTCCTCGGCGCTGTAGTCGCGGCGCAGTTCCTCGATATCGAACAGGTCACAGCCACGTCCTGCCGCATCGAGAACGGTCACGATCTGGCGCCAGATCGCGTCCTCACAACGCCGGCCACCCATCAGGCGCGCGTGGCTCACATCCAGCTGGATCTGCTGGGACACCGAGCGTCCCTTGTTGAAGCGCTCGCCGGTCCAGAAATCGAAGGCTTCATGCGCCATGGTGGACGGCGTGCTGAAGTAGGTCTTGCGCCACTTCTTGTGCATCGCCATGCCGCTGGCGACCTTGTTCAGCTGGTTGAAGCCGTAGGTCCAGAAGAACTCGTCAAAGTAGAAATTGCCGTGGTAGCCCTGTGCGGTGCGGGCATTGGTGCCCAGGAAGAACAGCTCGGCGCCATTGGCCAGGGTGATCGGGTCGCCGGTCAGGTCACGGTCCAGCACCTCGCGCACGAAGCCGCGCATGTAGCCAAGGAAGATGTGTGCCTGGCTCTTGGATGCGCTCAGGAAAATCTGGTTGCGGCCGGTGGTCAGCGCGTCGATCAGCGCCTCGCGGGCGAAGTAGTAGGTGGCACCGATCTGACGCGACTTCAGGATGATGCGCGTGCGTTCGTTGCCCGCCCGGTACCAATCGCGCTGGTAGTCGAAACAGCCATCCACGAACGCCGTCTGCAGGCGCTCGATCTCTTCCTCGCTGAACTCGTTCTTGCGCGCCTTCTTCTTGGGAGTCGCGTTGCGGTTGGCCACCGCCGGATTGAGGTCAGCCTCGTTGCCACCGCCCTGGTAACGTTGAATGCGCGCCTGCCGTTCCAACTGGCGGTGCAGCAGATCAATCTCTTTGAAGTCACCGCCGGTCTTGCCTTCCTTGTGGATCAGGATGGCCAGGCGTGCCTCCAATGCGCCGCCGATGCGCTCGACGGTGTCGGCGCGGTCCCATTCGTCTCGCGCCTTCCAGCTGTGGACCGTCTTTTCCTTCTCGCCGATCAGCGAGGCGATATCGCACACGCGCCAACCCATCCAGTACAGGAACTTGGCTTGGCGTCGTGGATCGACGTGGAGTTTTTCGGCTACGCTGGTCACGTGAACAGGTTGCCCGCCGCCACGCGCGCGCGACACGAAAAACCCACGTAGAACAGCGGCTTACAAACTGACCGCGTTGCCGCTACAGCGCCCTCATTCGACCATGGGTCATCGCATCGAGAACCGATGCGCAACGACACCAGCAGAGGGCGAGATGGCCAGCAAAACCAAGAAGCGTTCCGAGTTCTTTCGTGTTGCCGTCGAAGGCGCCACCACCGATGGCCGAGTGATCGAGCGCCAGCAGATCGCGGACATCGCCGAAACCTACGACCCGGAGGTGTACGGCGCACGCATCTGGCTGGAACACTTCCGCAGCACGCTGCCGGACAGCCCGTTCCGCGCCTATGGCGACGTGCTGGCGGTGAAGGCCGAGGAAGTCGAAATTGCCGGCAAGAAGAAGCTGGCGCTCTTCGCCCAGGTCGAGCCGACCGATGACCTGGTCGACATGGTCAACGTGCGCAAGCAAAAGGTCTTTACCAGCATCGAGATTTCCCCGGAGTTCGCCGACAGCGGCAAGGCGTACCTGTTCGGCCTGGCCGTGACCGACTCCCCCGCCAGCCTGGGCACCAGCATGCTCGCGTTCTCGGCCCAGCACCCCGAGAGCAGCCCGCTCAAGGACCGCAAGCAGGCCCCGGAGAACCTGTTCACCGAGGCCACCGAGACGGTCATCAAGTTCACCGCAGAGGATGAGCCGGAGGCTCGCCCCGGCCCGGTCGCCGTGTTCCTTTCGAGCCTCGGCCTGGGCAAGAAGGCCGCGCCGGCGCCTGCCAAGGAAGATCCCGAGTTCAACGTGGCCGAGTTCGCCGCTCAGCTGCTCGGCGCGGTGGGTGAACAGGATGCGGCCATGGCCAAGCTCGGCCAGGACAACCGCGCACTGCGCGAGCAGGTGCAGGCGCTGTCCACTCAGGTTGCTGGGCTGCGCAAGAGGCTGGACGACACCCCGCAGGCATTCACCCAGCGTCCGGTTGTTCCGGGTGGCAAGGATGTGGACGCCGCCAACATCACCGATTGCTGATCGGACCCTCTCTCAACATTCCGGAGCTACCCCATGCGTACCGAAACCCGCCGCCTGTTCGAGGGCTACACCCAGCAGGTTGCCACGCTGAACAACGTCAGCGGTGTGGCCAACACCTTCTCTGTCGAGCCGACCGTGCAGCAGAGCCTCGAAGCCCGCATGCAGGAAAGCAGTTCCTTCCTGCAGGCGATCAACATGGTCGGCGTGAACGAACTGAAGGGCCAGAAGGTTGGCGTTGGCATCACCGGCACCATTGCCGGCCGCACTGACACCAGCGGCGATGGCGAGCGCAACCCGTCCGATCCGACCTCGCTGGTGTCCAACACCTACGAGTGCCAGAAGACCGACTTTGACACCGCCCTGCCCTATGCCCGTCTGGACGCCTGGGCACATCGGCCCGAATTCCAGACCCTGATCCGGGACGCGATCATCCAGCGCCAGGCACTGGACCGGATCATGATCGGTTGGCACGGCACCAGCATTGCCCTCAACACCAACCGCGTCGCCAATCCGATGCTGCAGGATGTGAACAAGGGCTGGCTGCAGAAGTACCGCGAGCATGCGCCCGAGCGCGTCATGACCGAAGGCGTTGATGGCAGTGGCAAGATCAAGGTGGGCGGTACCGACGCTGACTACGGCAACATCGATGCCCTGGTGATGGACCTGGTCGCCAACATGATCGACCCGTGGCATCAGGAAGATCCGAGCCTGGTGGTGATCTGCGGCCGCCAGCTGGTGCACGACAAGTATTTCCCGATCATCAACCGTGACAACGCCCCCACCGAGAAGGTCGCGGCCGAACTGATCCTGGGCGCCAAGCGCATCGGTGGCCTGCAGCCGGTCATCGTGCCGTTCTTCCCGGCCAAGTCGCTGATGGTGACCAGCCTGAGCAACCTGTCGCTGTACTGGCAGATTGCCTCGCGCCGCCGTCACATCATCGAGCAGCCGAACAAGAACCGCGTCGCCAACTTCGAGTCGTCCAACGATGACTACGTGGTGGAGGACTACGGTCTGGGCGCGGTGGCCGAGAACATCGAGTTCGGGATCTGACCATGGCCGACACCCCCGCCAGCCGCCATGTGAAGCGTGCGCTCGCCTCGAAGGAGGCGGCGCGCACCGCCGGCAGCAACCTGATGGAAGGGACCACGATCTACCAGCAGATGCAGGTGCGCCTGGCTTCCGACCGCGCCCGCCTGAAACAGATCCAGTCCACGCAGGGCAAGGCTCAGCTCAAAGCTGCACTGCTGCCGTCCTATGCCCCGTATCTGGAGGGTGTGCTTTCGGCGGACGCCGGCGGCAAGGACGATATCGTCTCTACGCTGATGCTGTGGCACTTCGATGCCGGGCTGTTCGATGCCGGCCTCGACATTGCGCGGTACGTCCTGACCCACGGTCTGGATATGCCGGACACCCACAAGCGCACAGCGGCCTGCGTGGTGGCTGAGGAGATCGGGTTGGCCGCGCTGAACGCGCTCAAGACCAGCGCCCCGTTCGACCTGAATGTGATCGACCGGGCGGCCACGCTCACCGACGGCCAGGACATGCCCGACGAAGTGCGCGCCCGTCTGCTGCTGGCGCGTGGACGCAGCCTGCTGGCCACCGATACCGAGGCTGCGCCGCTGAGCGCCGACGCAGTCGCCCAGGCCATCGAGGACCTGCGCACCGCCATCCAGCTGCATGACAGCTGCGGCGGCAAGGAAGACCTCAAGCGCGCCGAGCGCCTGAAGAAGAAGTTCGAGGACAGCCAGTCCAACGACTGACCTCACACCGAGCGTACCCCGCGACCCCGCCGGCTCGGGGCCGATCACCAAGACCTCTCTCCCTTGGTGTGACGCCCCGACCACCGGCGACCTACGGACACACCATGAGCGCATTCACCGCCAACGCATCGCCTGCACCCAAGCTCGCCCCCGTCACCGCCGGTGCATTCTGGCCGGAGATCGACGTGGAGGCGCTGCGCGAAGCCATCCGGGTGCCGGGTGATGTGCTGGCGGCGCGGCTGCGCAACACCGTGGTGCTTGCCGTCGCCTCGGTGACGCGGGAGCTGGCGTTGTGGCAGGCCCGCAAGGAAGCGGACGGCTTTGCTGCGCTGGCAGACATACCGGCGCAGCAGATCGACGGAGAGTCGGTGCTGCTGCAGCTGTACCGGCGCGCAGTGCAGTGCTGCACCGCCGTGGAGCTGCACGAGCGCTACCGGTCCTATGACGCTACCGCCCAGGGCAATCAACGCGCCGACGATCTGACCCCGACCATTGATGAACTGCGGCGCGATCACCGCAACGCCATCAGCGATCTGCAAGGGCTGCGCCGGGTCACGGTGGAGTTGATCTGATGCGCGTCCGCTCACTACAGGGCGACACCATCGACGCGCTGTGTCATCGGCACCTTGGAACCACCGCCGGCATGGTCGAGAGGGTGATGGCGCTGAACTATGGAATCAGCCTGCATGGCCCTGTCCTGCCCATGGGCACCGTGGTGGAACTGCCGGACGTACCGACACCCTCAACCGGCGCAGTGATGCGTCCCCTTGTCCAGCTATGGGATTGAAGATGACCGAACCAACTTCCACCGGCAGCATGGCCGCACTGGCCACCGGCGTCGGCCTCGCCTCGCTGCTGCCGGGCATCGAGACGGACGCATTCATCGGCGCGTTCGCCGGTGCCACGCTGTTCGTCGTATCGGCCAAGGATCTGACGCTCTGGAAGCGGCTGATCTACCTGGCCATCAGCGTGGTGGCCGGCTACATGGGCGGCACGGAGGTCATGCGCCGGTTTGACGTGGCGTCCAGCGGCCTGGCCGCGTTCCTGTGTGCGGCCACCATCATCACCCTCACCCTGGCCCTGATCGAGCGCAGCCGCAGCGCCGATCCGAGCCGCCTGCCGCGCGGAGGCTCCGATGGCTGAACTACTGACCACCGCCACGCTGCTGTGCTGCGTGGCCATCTGCGTGCGCCTGCTGACCTACCGGCCGGCGCCCAACGCCAACCATCGCCACGGCATCGCCTGGTGCGCCTGGCTGCTGATTGCCAGCACCGGTGGGCAGGCCCTGCAGATCATCCTGCAGGGCGCCGGCGCCCGCGTCACCGCTTGGCAGCTGGCACTGTTGGTGGTGCTGCTGGTGGCGGTCTATCGGGCGCGTGGGAACGTGGCCCACCTGTTCGGGAGCAACTGACATGCTGACCCCTGCTCTGCTCTCTCAGATCATGCAGTGCCCGCTGCAGCGCGCACAGCGCTGGGCCGAGGCGCTGAACGCGGCCATGAGGCGCTTCGGCATCAACACGCCGGTGCGCGCGGCCTACTTCCTGGCACAGGTCGGCCACGAGAGCCTGAGCCTGTCGCGTGTCGAAGAGTCGCTCAGCTACAGCCGCGAACGCCTGCTCGAAGTGTTCGGCCGGTACATCTCGCCGGCCGAGGCCGCCGGGTTCGTTCATCAGCCGGCAAAGCTCGGCAACCGCGTCTACGCCAACCGCAACGGCAACGGTAGCGAGGCCAGCGGCGACGGCTATCTGTTCCGCGGCCGTGGCCCACTGCAGCATACCGGCCGGGGCAATTACCGCCGCATGGGGCAGCTGATCGGCCAGCCGCTGGAAGAACAGCCGGGCCTGCTGATCGAGCCGGAGATCGGCGCCATGGCGGCGGCTGCGTTCTGGAAAGAGAACGGCCTCAACACCTACGCCGATCAGCGCGACGTGCTGACCGTCAGCCGCGTCATCAACCTGGGTAACGCCCGCAGCCGCGCCACGCCCAATGGCATGGCAGACCGCACCGCCCGCACCATGCGCTCCCTGGCCGCGCTGGGGGCGCGCTGATGCTCTACCGCGCCCTCGCACTGGCCGCCCTGGTGCTGGCCACCGCCGGCCTCTTCAGCTGCCAGCAGTCGCGCGTCAGCCGCGCCACCATCGCGCTGGACAAGGCCAACGCGGCCTTGGCCAAGGCCGTCGCCGACAACGCCGCCCTGGCCAGCAGCCTCAAGCTGGCCGAAGGCACCACCCGCGTCGTGACCGAGTACGTGGACCGCGTACAGCTGGTGCACGAGCGCGGCGCCACCATCGTCAAAGAGGTTCCCATCTATGTCACCGCGAACGCTGATGCTGCCTGTGTTGTTCCTGCTGGGTTCGTGCAGCTCCACGACACCGCTGCGAGCGGCAGCCCCACCGCCGGCCCTGCCGGAAATCCTGATGCGCCCGCCGCCGCCACTCCGCTCTCTGCCGTCGCCGAAACCGTCGCCAGCAACTACGCCACCTGCCACGCCACCGCCGAGCAGGTAGTGGCCCTGCAGGAACTGGCCCGCGAGCTGCACGCCGAGCTTGAACGGCAGGCAGGTACGCCATGAAGAAGCCGCAGCTGCTGCGCGACCACCTGGTCGCCGCCGTCCCGGCACTGGCCAGCGACCCCGACAAGCTGCTGATCTTTGTCGACGGTGGCGGCCTGGCCGGTACCTACCGGCCGGGTCTGGCGTTCGAGTACCGCTACACCCTGGACCTGGTGCTGACCGACTTTGGCAGCGCACCCGAGGCAGTCATGGTGCCGATGCTGCAGTGGCTGACCCGTCACCAGCCCGAACTACTGGCCAACCCTGCCAACCGTGAGAAGCTGACCTTTGAGGTGGACGTGCTGGGCGACAGCCTGGTGGATCTGGCCATCAAGATGCCGCTCACCGAACGGGTGCTGGTCACCCGCGCCGCTGATGGCAGCGTGCAGCTGCAGCACCTGCCCGAGCCTCCTGCAGAGGATGCCCACGCCGACACGCTGGCCGGCGGCGTCCTAGTCGCAGACGGTGTCCAGATCGCCACCCTGCCGGCGATCACGGAGTGAGCGAGGATCTACAGCGACTGGAAGCCTGGGCCGCGCCCCTGCTGCGGCGTCTGCAGCCGGCCGAACGCGGCAAGCTGGCGCGCAAAGTCGGTACCGCGCTGCGCCGGGCACAGCAGCAGCGCATCGCAACGCAGAAAAACCCCGATGGCACACCCTACGCGGCGCGCCGTGCCGCGCCCCTGCGTCGGGCCAAGGCCGGGCGCATCAAGCGCGGCGCAATGTTCGCCAAGATCCGGCAGGCGCTGCACCTTCGCGTACGTGTGACCCCCAATGAGGTGGCTGTCGGCTTCACCGGCCGCGTATCGCGCATTGCACTGATCCATCAGGAGGGCCGCAGCGATGCGGTCAGCAAGGGCGGGCCCCGCGTTACCTATGCACGTCGGCGCCTGCTGGGCTTCTCGCCCGCCGATGAACAGCTGGTGCGCGATCTGATCCTCGACCATCTGGACGGTCTGTAGCGTAATCCCCCGTCCTACACGGCGTAGCCGGTGGCCACGCGCGCGCGCGATGGGATGCTGAAACGCATCCCCGAATCGGCGCTGTCGTGTCCACATTTACCGCCATCGAAGTCGACAAGCTGCCGGCGCCCGACATCTTCGAGCAGCGCTCGTTCGAGTCGATCTACGCCGAGCGTCTGGCTGAGTTCCGCCGCCTTTGCCCGGAGTACACCGCCGTGGTCGAATCCGACCCGGTGGTGAAGATCCTGCAGGCCAGTGCGTACCGAGAGGTGCTGCTGCGAGAGCAGTTCAACCAGCGCGCTCGCGGCCTCCTTCTTCCGTACTCCCAGGGCGGCGACCTCGACAACCTGGCGGTACCGTACGGGGTTCAGCGAAAGCTACTGACCCCCGCAGATCCCGAGACGGGCACACCGGCGGCCTACGAAAGCGATTCAGATTTCCGGCGCCGCATCCAGCTCGCACCTGAGGGCCTGTCAGTTGCTGGCCCCGAAGGGGCGTACGTCTTCCACACCCTGTCGGCCGACGTGGCCGTACTCGACGCCAGCGTTGCCAGCCCTTCGCCCGGCGAAGTCGTGGTGACCGTGCTTTCACGGGAGGGCGATGGAACGCCCTCTGCGCAGCTGCTGGCTGCGGTGGAATCGGCCCTGCTCAACGGGAACGTGCGCCCCCTCACCGACCACGTGACTGTGGCGGCAGCCACCATTGAGCCGTACGAAGTCCGCGCGCAGCTGACCACCTTCAACGGACCTGACAGCGCCCTGGTCATTGCCGAGGCCAACCGCCGCATGCGGCTTTTCCTGAGCCAGTCGCAGCGGCTGGGCCGTGACGTTCCGCTCTCGGCGCTGTACTCGGCGCTGCATGTCGAGGGCGTGCAGCGCGTCCAACTGGACAGCCCCGCCGCAGATATCACGGTCAGTCCGCAGAGCGCGGCGTACTGCACCGCTGTGGTGATCGAACACGTGGGCACCAATGACTGAGGTGCGCACCCTGCTGCCACCCAATGCCACCACGCTGGAACGGGCCGTGGAGGGCGCCGATGCGCAGCTGATGGGCATTCCGATGGTTCACCACCTGCTGTGGAACCCGTGGACGTGCCCGGCGGAGTTTCTGCCGTTCCTGGCGTGGACGGTGTCGGTTGACACCTGGGACAGCGAGTGGCCGGAACAGATCAAGCGCGCCCGCATCGCCAGCTCGTTCCAGATCCAACGGCACAAGGGCACCGCGCAGAGCATTGCCGACGTGGTGGCCAGCTTCGGCGGACAGGTGCAGCTGCGCGAGTGGTGGCAGATGGACCCGCCCGGCCAGCCCCACACCTTCGAGCTGCTGCTGACCTTGAGCGGTCAAGGTGGGCAAGACGCCACCGCCGACTTTATCGACCAGGTGATGGCTGCGGTGGACCGCGCCAAGCCCGTGCGTTCGCACTACTCCTTCACTCAGGGCATCAACGCCGAGGGTGCCATCGGCGTCCTGGGCGTGGCCCGCGTGCTTACTTCTACCCGCCTGCAGCTGTCAGCCAGCGAACCGTAGGACATACTCATGCCCATCCCCCAGATCACCATTACGCCGGCAGGCTTTGCCGCCATCATCAACGCAGAGAACACGGGTACCGCGCCGGTCAAGGTCGCACAGGTCGGCTTGACTGCTCAGCACTTCGACGTGGGCACCGTGGGCGCATCCGTGCCGGCGGAGTTCAAGCGCCTGACCACCTTCGGTGGCAAGGCCGTTGCCGACGACACGCTGCACCTGAACGTGCGCGACGACGGCACCGACACGTACACGCTGCGCGGCTTTGGCCTGTACCTGCAGGACGGCACGCTGTTTGCCGTCTACTCGCAGTCCACGCCCATCATGGAGAAGGCAGCGGCCGCGACCCTGTTGCTGGCCACGGACATTCGGTTCGCCAAGATCAACGCCACCAGCATCGAGGTCGGCGATATCGACTTCATCAATCCACCGGCGACTACCACGCAGATGGGCGTAGTGCGGTTGGCCACCGAGCAGGAGGCAGACGCCGGCAGCGATCACGCCACGGCGATCACCCCGCGCGGCCTGGCCCGCTACATCAACAACCGCTTCGGAGCCGGGGCGCCCTCCACCTTCGTCAAGACGCTGCTCGGCTTGGCCACCGCCGCCATGTTCCGCGTCGAACTGGGCCTGAAATCCGCTGCGCTGCGCGATGAGGGCCATGGGAACGGCCTCAACGCGGACCTGCTTGACGGCGCGCACGGCGACCACTACCTGGAGTGGAAGAACTTCACTGGCGTGCCGAACAGGTTTCCGTCTGCTCCCCACACGCATCCAATCGGCGAGGTAGACGGCCTGCAGCCAGCGCTCGACGGCAAAGCCAACCGTGCCGGAGACACCTTCACCGGGCCACTGGCGGTGAATGGGGCCATGCTGCGTTCTTACGGATGGAACGGCGTCGCCAGTAACGGAATCCTGGTGCTGGGTGATACTGGCTCCTCCATCGCTAAAAACGGGGCCTACTTCGACTTCACCAACTCGGCGGGCGGGTATACCGCCACCCTTTCGGCCGGCGGCACCATCTGGACCAGCGGCAACTTTGACCCCGGCAAAAAGGTGAACAAGACGGGGGACACGATGACCGGCGACCTGACCACGGTCGGCCTTCGCGTTGGCTATCCTGGCAACCCTGTTGCTCGCGTCTTTAGCGGTTCAAACGTGGTCTATTGGGACAGCCGCAGCAGCTACGACGGCTCACTCCCCGATGCGACTGCGTACTATCGGGCGACTGCTCACGCCTGGGCCAACAGCACTGGCGTGATCGTCGCGAGCCTGAGCGGTTCGGGGGCGCTGGTTGCGAACGGTGGTGTCAAGGGCGGCGGTGCCTTCGATCCCAACGCACCCCAGGCCGCAGGACTCATCTCCTCCGGGTCATATGGCGGCGGCATCGCCATGCAAGATGGCGTACACCACGCGTACTTCTACACGGCGAACGGGGACGCACTCTTCGGGCGAATCCGCAACGGCAACAGCGGCGCTTTTACCATGTTGTTCGAAGCCCGCCCCACCGGGTTCAACACGCCAGGCGGCTACGACTTCGGTTCGTCCATAAAGCTGAAGGAAATCGAAGGTCCGCAGCCATATGGCTTGGCGGAAGTCGAGCGCATGGAATTGGCAGTGGGCCACTACAAGCCGGAGTACAACAACGACGGCCGACGCCGCCTGTTCTTCGTCGCCGAACAACTGGCCGAACTGGTACCGGAAGCAGTGAACCTGGAAGGCGTCGAGTTCAACAGCGAGCGCGTCCCGTCCATCAAGATCGACCAGCTGCTGCCGGTATTGGCCCGCTCGATTCAGGAGCTTGCTGGCCAGGTCCGCGAGCTACGGGAGAGGGTCTGACATGGCGAGCGGGTACCGCATCAATGGCTATGACTTCGACGACCTGTTCGACCCCGACGTGATGGGCGATGGCCCAACCGCCAGCGGATACCGGCGGAGCGGACAACCGCTCCGGTATGCCCACATCCAGTACGGTCAGAAGCGTGGCGACGTGGGATATCGCTCCGGCGGCGTCGACGTGTCGAACCTGTGGGCTGCAAAGGGCACAGCAACCTACGTTCTGCCCTTTCACGGCAAGGGCTTCTCCGCACACAACCAATCCGACACCAACGCGCAGGGCAACACCTCGGCGCAGGTGGAGCTGCGCATTAACGCTGATGGCGCCTACGAGGTCTGGGTGTCGACCATCGGCGGCGGCAACAACTCCACCCGCGTGGCAGAGCGCGGGATGTGGCTGCGCAACGGCGGCGTGGGCGAGTACGACGTGCGCTTCGAGTTCGCCAACGTCGGCGCAGCGAACGTTGGCAGTACGGCGCCGGACTGGCGCAATGCCAGCGCTTCGCAGTCATGCTCGGCCCAGGTCAGCGTGCCCAGCGCTTCGGGCCAGAATGTGCGCGCGGATGTGGAGTTCCACTGCCTCATGCGAAGGGCCGGCGGGAACGTCAGCCGTTCCATCATGGTGGCCAGCGTAGGCGCGGCCGGCTGGTGGTAACCGCAGCTTTGTAGCGCGTCGATCTACGCGTGCCATTACGTGCGCGCGCGAGAGGCACGGCACAACATGGGCGCATGGATAGCGCCCAGCCCCAACAGATCAACAACCTGCTGCGCCATGGCGTGGTGACGACGGTCGATCATGCGCGGGCGCTGTGTCGTGTCCGCACGGGCGAGGCCCATACCGACTACATCCCATGGCTGGCATCCGCCGCCGGCACGCTCGCGGTGTGGGCACCGCCGAGCATCGGCGAGCAGGTGACGCTGGTGTGCAGCGACGGCGACCTGGCCAATGCGGTCGCCCTGCGCGGCCTGTACTGCGATCAGTACCCCGCCCCGTCCGACAATGCGGATCTGGTAACGGTCAAGTTCAGTGATGGCGCTGTCATCAGCTACGACAGCGCGTCACATGCGCTCGCAGCCATCCTGCCCAGCGGTGGCATTGCCACGATCACCGCAGATGGTGGCGTGACGATCAACGGGCCGGTCACCATCAACGGCGATACCAGCATCACCGGCCAGGTCACCATCAACGGCAAGGCTGAGGCTTCCGAGGACGTTGTGGGCGGCGGCATCAGCCTCAAGCAGCATAAGCACGGCGCGGTGCAGCCGGGCAGCGGCACGTCGGGACCGCCGGCATGATCGGCATGGACGGTCAGGCAGGCAGTTTCAAGGACGACACCGCGCATCTGCGGCAGTCCATTGCCGACATTCTCACTACTCCCATCGGCTCGCGCATCCAGCGCCGCGACTACGGCTCGCTGCTGCCGGAGCTGATCGACCAGCCGTTCAACGAAGCCACGCGGTTGCGCCTGTATGGCGCTACTGCAACGGCGCTGATGCGTTGGGAGCCGCGCCTGCGCCTCAGTCGCATCACCCTCTCGCGTGGTCAGGAGCCAGGCACGTTCGTGCTGGATCTGGATGGCCAGCGCACGGTGCCCGCCGGCGCCTCCAGCACCACCCGTCTCTCTGTCCCGCTTCGCTTCCGCACCCCATAACCGCAGGAGTTCCCTCATGGCCACCGACTACCACCACGGCGTACGCGTCATCGAAATCAACGGCGGCGTGCGTCCGATCCGCACTGTTGCCACCGCTGTTGTCGGCGTCGTCTGCACCGCGCAGGACGCCGACGCCACGCTGTTCCCCCTCGACCGTCCCGTGCTCCTGACCGACGTGCTGGGCGCCGTCGGCAAGGCCGGCACCAGCGGCACGCTGCGCGCCACGCTGCAGGCCATTGCCGACCAAGCCAACGCCATTACCGTGGTGGTGCGCGTCGCCGAAGGTTCCGACGACAGCGCCACCACCGCCAACGTGATCGGCAAGAAGGACGGCGCCACCTTCACCGGCATGCAGGCGCTGCTGGTGGCTGAGGCGCAGGTAGGCGTGCGTCCGCGCATCCTGGGCGCACCCGGTCTGGACACCCAACCGGTTTCGGCCGCACTGGCGGTCATCGCCAAGAAGCTGCGCGCGATGGCCTACGTGAGCTGTGCCGCCAGTGCCTCGGTCAGCGAGGCCATCGCCTATCGCGAGCAGTTCAGCCAGCGCGAGCTGATGCTGATCTATCCCGACTTCGTCGCGTTCAACACTGCCGACGCCACCACCAGCATGGCGTTCGCGACCGCCCGCGCCCTGGGCCTGCGCGCGATGATCGATGAGCAGCAGGGCTGGCACAAATCGATCTCCAATGTGGCCGTCGCCGGCGTGACCGGCATCAGCCGCGACGTACACTGGGATCTGCAGGATCCGGCGACCGACGCTGGCCTGCTGAACGCCGCCGACATCACCACCCTCATCAACTCCAACGGCTACAAGTTCTGGGGTTCGCGAACCTGCAGCGACGACCCGCTGTTCGCCTTCGAGACGGCCACGCGCACCGCGCAGATCCTGGCCGACACCATTGCAGAGGCGCAGATGGTCTACATCGACAAGCCCGAGCATCCGTCGCTCATCCGCGACATGCTGGAGAGCATCAATGCCAAATTCCGCGAGCTGGTGAACGCGGGCTACGTGCTGGGTGCATCGGCCTGGTACGACGAAGCCGCCAACGAGCCCAGCCAGCTGAAGGCCGGCCGGGTGACCATCGATTACGACTACACGCCGGTACCGCCGCTGGAGAACCTGGTACTGAACCAGCGCATCACCGACCGCTACTTCGCCGACTTCCCGGCCCGTATCAACGGCTGATGCCGTACTGAGGAACCCTTCCCATGTCCATGCCCAGCAAGCTCAAGAATCTCAACCTGTTCAACGACGGCCTCAGCTACCTGGGCCAGGTCACCGAGGTCAAGCTGCCGACCTTGACCCGCAAGATGGAGGAATACCGCGCCGGCGGCATGCTCGGCCCCATCGATATCGACCTCGGCCAAGAGAAGATCGAACTGGAATGGAAGTGCGGCGGACTGATGCGCGACGTGCTGCGCCAGTACGGCGCCATCGCCCACAACGCGGTGCAGCTGCGCTTCGCTGGCGCATACCAGCGCGAAGACAGCGCCGACGTGGATGCGGTGGAGATCGTCATCCGCGGCCGCCACAGCGAGATTGACCCCGGCACCGGCAAGGTCGGCGACGACACCGAGTTCAGCGTGAAGACCACCGCCAGCTACTACAAGCTGAGCATCAACGGCCGTACCGAGATCGAAATCGACATGGTCGGCATGGTGTTCATCGTCAACGGCGTGGACCAGCTGGCCGGCCAGCGACGCGCCATCGGCGCCTGACCCACATAACCGGGCTGCCTCAGCGGCCCGGCCCACCTCTGCCCTGAGAGACCCACGACATGACTGACAAAGCCACCACCACCGCCGGCGCCGAAGCCATCGACGCCAACACAGTCACCCTCGACTACCCAATCCAGCGCGGCGAGCAGGTCATCGCCACCATCAAACTGCGCAAGCCCAACGCGGGGGAGCTGCGCGGCATCAAGCTGGTGGACCTGCTGCAGATCGACGTTAGCGCGGTGGCCGCGCTGCTGCCGCGCATCACCGAGCCGACGCTGACGGCTGCCGACGTGAACAAGCTGGACCCTGCCGACCTGGTCGCCATCGGCACCCTCGCCGCTGGTTTTTTTGTGCCGAAGGCGCAACGGGAATTCCTCAGCGCGTAGAGGATTTCATGGCCGATATCGCGGTGATCTTCCCATTCACCCTCACCGAGCTATCGGCCCTCTCGCTGTTTGAACTGATCGAATGGCGCGAGCGCGCCCGTGTAAGAAGTGGAGCCGAGCCGTGATACCTTTCGCCCATGGCCACCTTGATCGCCATCGCTGTTGTGCTGCTCCTGCTGGCTTCGGTCGGCGGGCTGCTGGTCTGGGCATTGAGCGCGCTGTGCCGCCTGCTGGCGGCGCTGGTGTCCTCACCGACCGACGCGCCCTCGGCGTAGCCGGCGCAGCGGTTGTCGTCGCATGAGCGGCGGCAACCTTCGCCTGCAGGTGGTGCTGCAGGCCCTCGATCAGGCCACCGCTCCCTTCCGCAAAGTCATGGCCGGCAGCAAGGGGCTGGCCTCGGCCCTGCAGGCGCAGCAAGCCACCCTCCGGCGTCTGAACAACGCCCAGCGCGATGTGAGCGCCTACCGCCAGCAGCAGCAGGCGTTGCGCGGTACCGAGCAGAGCTACCAGCAGGCGCAGGCGCGCGTGGTGGCGCTGGCCCGCCAGATGAGGGAGGCTGGCACCCCCACGCGCAAGCTGAGCCGTGAGTTCAGCCAGGCCAAGACTGCCGCCGCCCAGCTGAGCGCCCAGCAGAAGCAGCAGCAGGTCGAGCTGCAGCGGCTGCGCTCGGGACTGGATCGGGCCGGCATCAGCACGCGCCAGCTCGGTGCGCATGAGCGCAGGCTGCGCACGGATATCGCCGCCGCCTCGCAGCAGATGGAGCAGCAGCGCGCTCGCCTGGCTGCGCTGGACGCAGCAAAGGCCCGTAGCCAGAAGATCCACAGCGCCGGCATGAACGCCGCCGCGCACGGCGCCGGCGTCGCCCTGGCAGCTTTCGGTGCGCTGCGCGCCCAGGGCCTGCCCATCGCTCAGGCCATGGAGTTCGAATCCGCCATGGCCGACGTCAAGAAGGTGGTCGACTTCGACACGCCCGATGGCTTCGAGAAGATGGGCGACGATATTCAGGAGCTGTCGCGGCGCCTGCCCATGGTGCCCACCGACATTGCCAAGATCGTTGCTGCCGCTGGCCAAGCTGGCATCGCCAGCACTGAGCTGACTCGCTTCGCCGAGGACGCGGCGAAGATGGGCGTAGCCTTCGACACCACCGCCGAAGACGCCGGCCAGACGATGGCCACCTGGCGCACCGCCTTCCGCATGGGCCAGGATGACGTGGTCGTGCTGGCCGACAAGATCAACTACCTGGGCAACACCGGCCCGGCTAGCGTGCAGAAGATCAGCGAGGTGGTGAACCGGATCGGCGCGCTCGGCGAGGTCGCCGGCCTCGGTAGCGGCCCGCTGGCGGCGCTGGGCGCCACGGTGGCCGGTATGGGCATCGAGTCGGAAGTGTCTGCCACGGGCATCAAGAACATGCTGCTCACCCTGTCCTCGGGCGAGGCGGCAACGGCCCGTCAGGTGGCATCGTTCGACAAGCTCGGCCTGAAGGCGGGCGACCTGGCCAAGGCGATGCAGGACGACGCCGGCGGCGCCATTCTCGATGTGCTGGAGAAGCTCAAGCAGCTGCCCAAGGCCGAGCAGGCCGCGACCATGACGCAACTGTTCGGCCGAGAATCCATCGGCGCCATCGCCCCGCTGCTGACCAATCTCGACCTACTGAAGGAGAACCTGGGCAAGGTCGCCGATGAGCAGAAGTACGGCGGCTCAATGAACGCTGAGTACGCCGCCCGCGTCGGCACTGCCGAGAACGGCCTGATCCTGCTCAAGAACAGCGCCATCGTGCTGTCCCAGCGCATCGGCAAGACCCTGCTGCCCACGGTGAAGGAGCTGGCTGCGCGCGTGGCCAAGGTCGCCGACCGCATGGCCGAGTGGGTCAGGAACAACCCACAGTTGGTCGCCACCATCGCCAAGCTGGCCATCGGCGGCACCGCGCTGGCTGCTGCGCTCGGCGGTTTGGTGGTCGCAGGTGGGGTCGGCGCGATGGCGCTGACGCAGATCCACAAGGCTGTGATGCTGCTCAGCGGTGGCGGCGGCTTGGGCAAGCTGGTGGGCCAGGTGCTTTCCCTGGGCGGCCGGGCGTTCCCGATGCTGTTCAACGTTGGCCGCATGCTGCTGCCGCTGCTCGGCGGCATCAGCCTGCCGGTGCTGGCCATCGGCGCCGCCATCGGCGTGGTGGCAGCGCTGGTGTGGAAATACTGGGAGCCGATCAAGGCATTCATGATCGGTACCTGGCAGGGCATTGTCGACGTGGTCAATCCGATCATGGCTGAGCTGGCCACCGCGCTCGAACCGCTCGGCCCGGTGTGGGACATGGTGTCCTCGGCGATGAGCCAGGCGTGGGGCTGGGTGATGAAGCTGTTCGCCCCGTTCGAGGCCACCAGCGAGCAGCTGCAGGGCGCCACCGATGCCGGGCGCGGTTTCGGCCAGATCCTGGGCACCGTGCTGACGGTGAACCTGCGCATGGCGGTGAAGGCCATCGGCTGGCTGGTCAGCGCCTTTACCACCATCCTGCCGGTGATCCAGAACGCTGTTGGCGGTGCGTGGACGTACCTGCAGGGCGCGTGGAATCTGATCGTGGGCCTGTTCACCGGCAACGGCGACAAGATCCGCTCGGGCCTGAGCGCGATGTGGGCAGGCGTCAATCAGATCCTGCTCGGCTGGCCGGCGCAGATGATGCAGGCCGGCATCGACATGGTGCAGGGGTTGGTCAACGGCATCGTGTCCAAGGGCAGCGCGGCCATGGATGCCGTCGCCGGCGTCGCCTCGGGCGTGGTGGACAAGTTCAAGGGCATGCTCGGCATCCATAGCCCCTCACGCGTGTTCGCGCAGTTCGGCGACTACACCATGCAGGGCCTGGCCGGTGGTCTCGACCGCAGCCAGGGCGAGCCGCTGTCGCAGATGGCCACCCTGGGCGACCGGATGAAGCAGGCAGGCGCAGGAATCGCCCTGGGCGCCGCTGCGCTGCCCGTCATGGCCAGCGCCGGCCCGGTAGTGGCGCCGGGTGCCGCGCAGGCCGCCACGGGCGCCGCAGGCGGCAACAGCTACACGATCCAGATCACAGCGGCACCGGGCAGCGACGGCCAAGCCATCGCCGACCTGGTCCGCCAGGCCATTGAAACCATCGAGCGCGAGCGGGCCAGCCGCCGTGGCTCCCGTCTGAGCGATTGAGGCACACCGCCATGATGATGACCTACGGCACGTTTGTGTTTTCCCTCTCCACAGCGGCCTATGAGCAGTTGCAACGGCAGATGACGTGGCGCCACGCCAGCAGCGACCGGCTGGGCGCACGCCCGGCCCGTCAGTACGTTGGTCCAGGCGACGACACCATCACCCTGCAGGGCACAATCGCCGCCGAGCTGGTGGGCGATCTGCAGGTGCTCGACACGCTGCGAGAGCTGGGTGACCAGGGCAAGCCACAGGCGCTGGTAGAGGGCAGTGGGCGGGTATATGGCGCCTATCTGCTGGTCAGCCTGAGCGAGACGCGCAAGGAGTTCTTTCCCGACGGCACGCCGCGCCTGATCGAATTTCAGATGCAGTTGGAGCGCGACGACGACGGCGCCACCGAGACGGTCGCATGAGGGCGGCACCGTACCCGATCCCCGCATGGCGCGTGGTGCTGGACGGCCAGGACCTGACCGACCGCCTCGCGCCGCGACTGCTGGACCTGTCGCTGACGGAGAGCCGGGGCGACGAAGCCGACGAACTGAACCTGCGCTTGCATGACCATGATGGGCGCGTGGCGCTACCGCGACGTGGCGTCACGCTGCAGGTGGCCATCGGCTGGCGCGAGAGCGGATTGTTCGATAAGGGCACGTTCGTGGTCGATGACTTGGAGCACAGCGGCGCTCCCGATATCGTCTCCATCCGGGCGCGCTCGGCGGATCTGACCGGCGCTGTCCGCAGCCGCCGTGAGCGCAGCTGGCATGACGCCACCCTGGGCGAAATTCTCGGCACAATCGCCGCCGAGCATTCGTTGCGCCCGTCCATTGCGGAAAACCTGGCGTCCGTCCGCATCCCGCATCTTGACCAGGCCAACGAGAGCGATATCAATCTCCTGACGCGCTTGGGGAAGCGCTTCGATGCGGTGGCCACGGTGAAAGCCGGCGCGCTGATCTTCGCGCCGATCGGTGCCGGCACAACCGCCAGCGGCCAGCCGCTTCCCGGTGTCCAGATCACTCGCGCATCCGGCGATCAGCACCGCTACACCGTGGCTGACCGTGAGAAGTACACGGGCGTGCGCGCGTACTGGGGCGACCGCAAGGCCGCACGTCGCACCGGCGTGTTGGTGGGCACGTCAGAGAACGAGAAGAAGCTGCAGCCTACCTATGCCACTGCGGACGAAGCGCGCCAGCATGCTGAGGCGGAGTTCAAACGGCTTGATCGCGGCACAGCCCAGCTCAGCTACCGCCTCGCGCTCGGGCGCGCCGACATCTACCCAGAGCAGACCGTGACGGTGAGCGGCTTCAAGCCGGAAATCGATGGCACCGATTGGCTGGTGTCCAAAGCCACCCACACCGTCGACGGTAGTGGGGGCTTCACTACTAGCTTGGAACTCGAATGCGCGTCGCCGCCGCAATCAGCGTAGGAGCTCTACGCCGCCTCAGAACAAACGAGCCGATTCCTTATGCTCTCCATACTTACCCGACAGAACATGAACAAAGGCGGGAGCTGCACTTGGAACGTCTGCAAGCACCGGCTGCAGCACTGACGCAACCCGCTCCGCCAATCCCGGTTGGTGAGGCGCATTTCGTTCCACCACGTATATATCCCAGCGCTGTGCTGCATGGTTTCCTTGCAGCCTACCGAAGGCTTTCCGCACTGTAGACAGTCCAAGGTCTTCTTCTAGCAGCTGCGACGGAATTGCAATGCCGACGTAGGGTGCGTCCAGGTGAAATTTTACGCCCAAAGCAATGTCGTTCGTGGATTCCACGATGTTGTAGGACTCTGATTCCAAGTACTCCCGCAAGATATCAGCCGCCGAGGCCATTTCGTGGTTTAGCCTATTTAGTCCACTTAGCCTGCGGTGCTTGATCACCTCGTCAAGGAACTTCCTTTTGCTCTCCAAGTAGGACGCTTGCTCGGAAGCCCGCTTTACATCCTTCAGCGTGGTGTCGGAAACCGCAACCTGAAGCTTCTTGCCAGCAAAGTTCAAAAAATCATCCAGCGAGTACATCCAAAAACGCTCTAGAGTTGCATCCTGCGTCATCTCTCGATGCATCTCAGGCTGTGGCCCCCAAGGAATTTCGTTGTGCTTCAACCACCAATCTGGCTTGGCATCGCGAGTGACGAAAATAAGATCCTTCAGCCGAGCATCCTTAATGTAATCCATGGTCTGCCGCCAAATGATGTAGTCGGCATATTTTCCATCGTATCTAAGCCCAGACGCGGTATACGCGCCCTTTCCTTCGTCCTTAAATCCCGGCCCCATCTTGGCAGCATAGCGCACGACTGCGTCTGCCTCGATACGCTTCACTTCACCTTGGTCAGTTGGTGCGGGGCCGATGGCGCCTGCGAAGATGCTCGCTAGACGATCTGCTACTGGGTCGGCTCCTGATGGGTCAATGTGACTTGCCAACGCTCCTTCTGCAGCCGCAATTACGATGCTCGCCGACTTCTTTATTGCCTCCATCTCCCTTACTGCATTCTTAAGACCGCGCTCTTCAAGCTTGATAACGCCAACTGCGCGCTCGACCTCTTCAAAGGCGCGGCGCATCGGGCTAACCAACTTTTCCACACCCTCGCGCGCCTCTAAGATGCTCCTCACCCGCCCGCGGTGGTACTCCAGGGCAACGTGATGAGGAATCCAGACACGGCCTTTTAACCGCTCCAGGATGGAAAATGCCTGTTGTTGTGTCTTGTCTGGCAGCCGATAGAGTTGCAGGAGCACATTTGTGTCAAAGACGAACGTTGCATTCTTCCAGAGAAGTGAAATCTCCTCTTCATCAGGCGTGTAGTAGCTAGGAAATAGTTCTTTCATGGAATAGAGATCCTGATACAAGAATAGTCGCCCCATGTAGAGCAGCCAATAGCTAAAGCAAGTAGGCGAAACCAACCGCTAGAAACGCATATAAGCCGGTTTGCGAAATACCAATCAGGGCCAGACCTAGCATGAGTTGTGGATCGGTCACAGCGCATGGCGGACTCGAGAGGCAGGGTCCGATAGCGATGTCATTGCCGGAGCACGACACCTGCACTGTCCCGGTGAAGACCTGACCGATCACGGCGCCCTCAAAAACGGTAGTGCCGCTGCAAACACACTTCGCCACACCACCCTTCATCTTATTGCTGCAAGCCATATTCCCTCACATCAAAAGCCGCGCCCACCGGCGCCCTGTTCGGGAGAGTTAGCGGCCTGAATGCGATGTGGGGTGAGCCTCAGCGGGCGGCTTTCTTCGATCCTTTCGGAGCCTTGACAACGATCTTTTGCCCGCGCAGATCAACATCGCCGCTGATCTGCTGGCCGATGCTGGTGTTCTCGAAGGAGGTTCGAGGCGCGCTTGTGGTCGACGCCGGCGCTACGCCGCGCAGCGCGGCCATCACGGCGGCACGTGCCGAAGCCGACGCACTGCGCCACGCATCGAGCAGGTCGGCATCAGCCTCGGCCAGGCGCTCGCGCCTGCCCACCAGCACATAGGTCACATCGACGCCGAGTTCATCAGCGGCGACGAAGTAGGCACCACCGGGCAGGTGGGCATCTTGCTCGAACAGGATCTGCGTGCGCTTGGCAACACCGCAGGCCAATCCCATGGCCTCCTGGGTCAGACCCAGCCGCTTCCGTTCTTCTTTCAGGCGAATACCAACAGACACGCAAATTCCCCTTGACAGGTGTAGTTAACTTCACCACCATTTCACCCAGAAATACACAGGGGAAACGGAATGAACGCCAAACGACGGACTACCGCATCCAAGCTGCGCACCGCTGAGCAGGCGCGCCAGTGGCTTGTCGACAACGGCCTGTCGGTTGCTGCCTTCGCAGAAGCCAACGGGTTGAGCCGCCATGCGGTGAACAACGCCTTGCGCATCGACAGCAAGTGCCGGATCGGCAAGACCCACGCAGCCGCTGTAGCCCTCGGCATGAAAGCCGCCCCTGATTCTCACACAGAATCGCCCAAATCCGCCCGAATTCGCACCACCAAGACCGCTCAGGGTACGGCCTCGGCGACGGCGAAGGCTGTTGCGACCGCAGCCAAGCGCAGGGCCAAGGCATGAGCGGGCCGGTCGGGAAACGCGCCGTCTTCACCTGCGACGCCTGCGGCACGCCGTTGACGAAGCGCACCAGCGCCTTGCAGCACCGCCATCTGCGGACCGATGCGTACGTGTGCCAGAACCCCATGTGCGGCGCGACTTACACGGGCATGTCGGAACTGACCAGCATCGCCAGCCCCAGCGGCCTGCCCAATGCCCCGGCATGCGAGCTACCGCCGACGCCCGGCTATGAGCGTTCGTTGCTGCAGCAACGCTGGCGCCAAGAACTCGGTGATGCGCAGATCGACTGGATCGAAGCCGCCGAATGCAATCAGCAGGAATGCGGCGCCCCGCCCGTCTCCTGACCGCCATTTCCCCTTTCACCACCAACTGACCTGGCGCCCTACGGCGCCAGCAAGGGAGTGCTGCGCCCGTGATGCGCCACAAGACACAATTTGATGGATGGTCCTCGGCGATGCAGCCGAGTTTCGTCACCGCGCCGGCAGGGGTCGAGTACGTGCCCTCCGCGCAGAAACAGCGCGACGCTGCCGAGCTTCGCGCCCTGGTTGAGGCTCACATCGCCGCCGGTGGCGCGTATGTCGTGTTGCCTGCAACGACTGCCGCACAGGTGTCCGCATGAGCCTGTCTGCCGCCTCAACCAATCTGCACATTTCTACACAGATTTACTTGACTTCCCCAAGGACGGGGAGCAGGATCTGCGCCAAGGAGCTTAAGAACTCCGAGGATACAGCGGCATCCGCGCCCGTCAGCATCGCGGTTTTTTTGCGCCTGCAAAACGAGCGCACCGACGTCTTTCTGCGTCGGGAGGCGGCAGCGATACAACACCCGCAAGGGGAAAGCTGTCGGCCGGTCTGTATCCCGGTTCTTAACCTCCCGACTTCCTCGGTGGGGCGCTTAAGAACGTCTCCCCGAGATCAATCCTCGGATACAGGAGACGTCTCCATGCCTCATGGCGCCCCTTCCACGCCCGGCAACGCTGCCGCGCGTCAGATTTCGCTCGCCTTCGGCCTGATCGCCGACACCCTCGAATGGCCCAATGAAGACTACCAGGCGTTCATTGCCCGGCTGGTCGGTGTGGGCGTGTCCCCGCTCGCCATCACCCTGGGCGACGTACTGATGGCCTACACCGCACAGTGCGATGCCCGTAGGGACACCCGTGGCGCTGATGGTAAGGGGGCGCACTGATGGCGCCGCCCAACAACGTGACCATCCCCGAGCCATGCCTGCGTCCGGTCATCGTGCTGGAGACGCCGATTCCTGGCCTCGGCCTGCGTGCCTCGTTCGACCAGCACAAGATCCTGTTTCTGGCGCTGGTACACATCGAGTCGGACACAGCCGCGACGTTCACCGCGCATCACTCTCGCAACGTGCTCAGGACCGCTACCGGGGGAATCCAGATCGGAACCGTCGTCTACCTGCTCGCCAAGGGCGAGGCCGAGCGCTTCTTCCAATGGCTGCGCACAGGCGAAAGCTACCCAGGCGGGGTGAACTGATGGCCAGCAGTAACGGGCATACGCCGGTACTGCCCGGCCCGATGGATCGCGGTGCGCAGGTCATCGGCAGCGCCGACTACCTGCGACTGTGCCGCATCGCCGACGCAGCCGCGTTGCTGGCCAAGCTGCCGAGCGAAGCGGCAAAGATGCTGGATATCAAAGCCGATCACACGTCTGCCGTCGCGCAGTACATGGCCGAAGACCTCGCCGCGATCCTGAGCCGATCCCGCCCTGCAGACGAGTAATGCACCACCCGGCCCCGACGGCGCGCCAACGCCGCCGGGGGCGGTCAGGAGAGAACCATGCAACACCACCGCACCGCCGCTCATGCGGCGAACGAAGGCTGAGCCGCCATGCAAGAAGAAATCCGCCAACAGGTACTGTCGCGCGTCCAGCGCGACTATGGCCTTAAGCACCGTAGCGGCACCGAGTACATGCGCGGGGGCAAGTGCCCTCACTGCGGCAAGAAGGAGCTTTACACCAGCTACCTCAAGCCATGGGTGCTGCGCTGTGGCCGACAGGCCAAGTGCGGGCAAGAGGTGCGCGTGCGTGACCTCTACGATGATCTGTTCGACGACTACTCGAAAAGCAACCCGCAGACGCCACAGGCGCCGCATGCTGCCGCTGACGCCTACCTGGCCACCGGCCGCGGCTTCAATGTAAAGCCACTGCGCGGCCTTTATACGCAGGAAAGCTACTACGACCGCACGAAGCGCGAGGGTACCGCCACGGTGCGGTTCCCGTTGGTAAAGGGCGGCTGGTGGGAACGGCTGATCGACCGTCCGCACCGCTTCGGCAAGCAGAAGGCCCGTTTTGCGCCGGGCGAGAGCTACGCTGGGGTGTGGTGGGGTGCCGCCGCACAGGATCAGCTGCGCACCGCCCGTGAGGTCTGGATCGTGGAGGGCATCTTCGACGCCATCGCACTCCTGCAGCGCGGCATCTGCGCCGTTGCCGCCATGTCGAGCAACGCCTATCCCGATCTGTCCCTCAAGGAACTGAAGGCCGCACGCCCCAACGACCTGCCGGTGCTGGTATGGGGTCTGGACAATGAGCCGGGCGCACGCGCCTACACCATCAAGCACGCCCGCCGGGCCGAGAAGCTGGGCTATCGCTGCTTGGCCGCGCAGATCGAGCAGGTGGGCGAGAAGAAGACCGATTGGAACGATCTGCACCTGCGTGCGCAGGCGGCTGAGGACGGCGACGCGCAGTGGCAGGCTGACCTCGACCAGGCGCGCCACAACGGCGCGGTGCTGATGGCGCGCACGGCCGTGGACAAGGGCCTTGTGATCTACCAGCGCGAGCAGAAGACCGAGTTCCACATCGAGTTCGCCTCGCGCCTGTTCTGGTTCGAGTTCGACGCAGTGCGCTTCGACAAGATGATGCGTGAGAAGAATCCCGACGACGAAGAAGGCACGCTCAGCGATGAAGCGGTGGCCAAAATCCAGCGCGCCTGTGCGTCGGTGCAGCAGATCGCCAATTGCTACCCCGAGGCGCTCTACTTCCAGCGCCACGAGGCCACCGACGAAAGCTGGTACTACTTCCGCGTTGACTTCCCGCACGACGCGCCATCGGTAAAGGGCACCTTCACCGGCGCCCAGGTGGCCAGTGCCACCGAGTTCAAGAAGCGCATCATCAGCCTTGCCCAGGGTGCTGTGTTCAGCGGTAGCGGCCAGCAGCTGGACCGGATGATGGAAGACCAGCTGTTCAACATCAAAAAGGTCGACACGGTCGACTTTGTCGGGTACAGCCCCGAACACAAGGCGTACATCTTCCCTGACCTGGCCGTGCGCGCCGGCGAGGTCACCCTCGCCAACGCCGAGGACTACTTCGAGTTCAACAACTTGCGCATCAAGACCACGCAGCGGTCGATCCGCATGGACATCCAGCGCGATCACGAAAACTACTCCACCGACTGGCTCGGCTGGCTCTGGACGTGCTTTGGCACACACGGGATCGTGGCCCTCACGTTCTGGTTCGGCTCGCTGTACGCCAATCAGATCCGTAGCAGTCACAAGTCGTTCCCGTTCTTGGAAGCCACGGGGGAGGCCGGCGCCGGCAAGACCACGCTGCTCAACTTCCTATGGAAGCTGCTCGCCCGCGCCGACCATGAAGGCTTTGACCCCGCCAAGTCCACGAAGGCCGGCCGCGCCCGCGCCATGGGGCAGATTTCCGGCATGCCCATTGTGCTGCTGGAAGCCGACCGCAGCGACAACGGAGACAAGGCGCACGCCAAATCGTTCGAGTGGGACGAACTGAAGGACTACTACGGCGGCGGCACCCTGGCCACGCGCGGTGTGCGCAACGGTGGCAACGAAACCTACGAGCCGCCGTTCCAGGGAACCATCGTCATCAGCCAGAACGCGCCTGTTGATGGCAGCGAAGCCATTCTCACGCGCATCGTGAAGCTGCATTTCAAGAAGCCGACTGCGACGACCGAGAGCCGGCAGGCTGCGGACAATCTCAATGCACTACCGGTTGAGAAGCTGAGCTACTTCCTGCTGGCAGCGCTCAAGGCGGAAACCGCCGTGATGGAGAAGGTCGCCGAGCGCGTTCGGTTCTACGAGGCCAGGTTGCGCGAGGAGAAGGAGCTGCGCGTCGAGCGCATCATCAAGAACCACGCGCAGATGCTTGCCCTGCTCGATGCGCTACGGCTGGTGGTCAACCTGCCGGAACACATGGTGCGCGAGACCCGAGACGCCCTGGTCAAGATGGCCACCGAACGTCAGGACGCCATAGGCGCCGATCACCGCATCGTCTCCGAGTTCTGGGATGCGTACGAGTACATCGAGATGCAGGCCGGTGGCGACAGGCGAACCGTGCTGAACCACTCGCGCGACGACACCCGCATCGCCATAAACCTCAACGAGTTCATTCAGAAGGCGGGCTACTACGGCCAGCAGGTGCCTGACATTGGCGACCTGCGCCGACTGCTGGTTGAGTCCAAGCGTCACAAGTTCGTGAGCGCCAACACCGCCGTCAACAGCGCGATTCGTTCCACCCCGATGCTCAGCAGCACCGTGAAATGTTGGGTGTTCCAGAAGTAAGACCCGCAGCAACAGCAAAGGCCCGGCGGGGAGTGCGCCAACACCGCCCCCAAGGCCATCCACCAACGAAGTTCAGGAGAGAACCATGCAACAGATGACAGGCCAAGCCATGACCACCCTCGCAAAGTCGCTGGATTCCAGCACCGGACCCGGAGCGGAGGCTATCACGGGTGTGCATAACTGTGTGAATGCTGCGGTAGACGGTGATGCCGACGCCAGTGCTACGGTCACCCTCCATATCACCCACAACCGCGTCATCGCCACGGCGATGCTGAACATGGGACCGGCCAAGATCGCGCAGTGCGTGTTCGAGCGCCGCAGGGGCAGCAGGAAGGGCTGGGAGCTGGTGAAGGGAAGCGACTTCAACGACGAGACCAGCTGGATTTCGCCCGAGCTTGCCGATCTGGCCAACCGCATTCCATTCCCCTACGAAGTGGCCAACATGCTGCCCGGCAAGCGGGCAACCGCCGCTGCCGTGGCGCAGGCTGCGCAGGAGGTGGCCAATGGCTGATTTCGTCGCCCTGCTGGCCATGTGCGTGCTGCTGCCGGTTGCCGGCGCCACCATGCTCAAGATGTGGCAGACGCGCCCGCCTCGGCGCCGTCATAGCGGCTTGGCCGTGGGCCAGATCCCGCAGCCGCTGCGCCGCCGTGCCCCCATGGCTGTGCGACGGGAGGTGGCCCATGGCTGATATCGACGCCGCCCGCCGATTCCACGCCGCTGAGTTCGCGAGCGCGGGTCTGCCTCACGTCGCCGCCGGCATCTTGGCCGGTACCAGCCCCTTCGCCCACAGTACTTACATCGTCGCCGTGGCGTCCGCGCTGGCCGCACCCTGTGTGGTTTGTGACGGCGCTCGGGAGGCCGCATGACACAGCGACAGAAGACGCCACTGCGCACCCTCCCCGCTTGCCCGGATAACCACCCGGCGCGGTACATCCACGATCTACGTCGCGAGGGCGCGGGCGGTGGCCATCTCATCGAATGCCGTTGCAGTACCACGGCGAAGCACCCAACGTTCGACCTGGCGTGGGCGCACTGGCACAAGCAACATGGCCTGCAGCCGACCCCCGCGGCAGTGGAGGAACCCTTGCCGAACAACGTGTTACAGATGAAATTGTTCGCCGCTGCCAGAGGTTGAGCATGGCGCAGATCCTACACTTCACAGACTTGCAGCGGATCTGCGCTCCCGACGGCCCACCCCCAAGGGCCGTCACCGTCCGCCGCTGGGCAGACAGGGAAGGCATCCGCTACAAATACGACCGCCGAGGCGGAATCTGGACCACCCTCGACGCGGTGAACGCCGCGCTGGGATTGATCGATCCGCAGCCCGAAGACGTAAGGGAAGAGGACAACATCTGATGACACGCGGCAGAAAAAGGAAGTTCAACCCGGCCATACCTGGGCACATCGAGCAGGACGCATTGCCGAAGGGGATCTACTGGCACGACGACCGCTGGTTCGTCTACGAAGATCACGCGGAGGGTGGCCGGCGCATAAAGCGTACGGTCGCCCACGCCAGCGCCCGTCTGTCCGATTTGCACGCCATCGTGGAAGAGATGCGCACAGGCGTAGGGCGCGGCACGCTACGCTTTCTCTTCGACCGCTACCACGAATCGAGCGATTTCAAACGACTCGCCGCCGGCACCCGCAGGAACTACCTGGGCTACGCCGATGTGTTGGCGAACTACGTTCGAAAGGATGGGACCCTGCTGGGATCTATCCAGGTCGAACGCATCACAACACCTGTCGTGCAACGGCTGGTGGAGACGTTTGCTGCGGGCCGCCCAGCGAATCGGACCCAGCCCGCCTTACCCGCGTACCCCAGCAAGGCCAATCATTTGCACCGTTACCTACGGCTCACCCTTTCGTGGGGTGTACGAATGGGCTACTGCAAGACCAACCCTGCCAAAGGCGTACGCCAGGCAAAAGAACGCGGCGATGCACGCATGCCGTCGCAGGAAGCTTTTCGCGCAGTGCTGGCGTTCGCGCGCGAACGGGGCGCGCTTCCCGCCAATGCCAAGGGCAGCTTTCCCGACTACTTGGCCCCGGTGATGATCCTGGCCTACAGCGTCCGCCTACGCGGCATCGAGGTCTGCACACTGACTGACGCGCACCGCCAGGTCGAGGGGGTGCATAGCAATCGCCGCAAAGGGTCGCGTGACAACGTAACGGAATGGGATGAGGCGATGATCGAGGCGTGGGATCAGCTGCTGGCGCGACGCCACCGCATCTGGAACCGGAAGGGCCGCGTGCGCCCTGTTCCGCTGCGCGCTAGCGACAGGTTCTTGCTGGTAGAGCGAGGTGGCGATCCCATCACCAAATCTGCCCTCGACAGTGCTTGGCAGCGCTTCATTACCGAGGCGATTCGCGTCGGGGTGATCTCCAAGAGCGAGCGCTTCGCACTGCACGGGCTCAAACACCGGGGCATCACGGACGGGGACAACAAGGCTGCAGGTGGCCACGTTACCGAAACGATGCGGCAGCGCTACGACCATGAACTGCCGGTCGTTCAACCGCCCGGCAGGAGGAACGCACTTGAGCGTGGAACCCCTTAA